AAACTTTTTTTACCAAAGAAAAGGTCAAGGTCTTTATATTGACGCACATTGCGTGTAATATCATTTTGTGCTTGTGCGTCTGTATATGCTGACATTATAAACTCCTATTGTATTATTTATAATATTACTATGAACTTTCTTTCATTCTATATGGTTCAATTTCCTTCCAAACTTCTTTTGCTGGAACCCGAATGAAGGGTTTGTTTTTTTCAGATTTTCCAGCTGGGTTTGGAATCGTCACCATCACATTCTTGTTCTTATTAAATGCTTCAAGTTTAGAAAATAGAATATCGGTTTTTGTTCTTTCTCTATGCATTGTCTTTTTTAACCATTTACTTGTATTTCTCATTATATGCTCCTTTCACTATCGCATATTACTACTTCACTCACTACGGCATCTATGTTGTTATGCCAGTAGTCTAGAAATTTGTATACCCTTGGGTACTTTGGTTTAACATCCATTGTCTGCCATATAAACTGTTGTAGTATATTCTCATAATCCGGCATCCAGTAATAAACATTTAAAGTAACTAAGATTTTTCTCCTTGTTACTATTAACATTTTAAACTTCTTGTACTAATTCTGATAAACGCTCTTTCAAAGCAGGGTTCACAATAATTGATGATGCTTCTTCTGTTACTGAATCCTCTGTTGCTTGTAAGACAGCAACCGCTTTCTCTATTGCACCACCTAATCCATCAGCTGCAATTTCAAAATTTGGAACTACCCCTGATAAAGTTTCACCAGCACCAACTGCATCTGTGGCGCTTGTAACTAAACTATCTAAAGAATATCCACCAGTTGTTAATGCACTATCAAAACTTGATGTAATATCATTAAGTAAATTATTATATTGACCAGAGCCTGGAGTAAGTCCTGCTAAACTTGTTAACTTTGATTGTAAATTTACATCAGGAATAGTAGGCACCGCTGGCATCATATCTCTTAGTGTAGTTGTCAGTTCTGAAAGTTCAGTTGATAACGTACCTGCTAGTGCCGATGCCTCAGCCTCTAAACCAGATAACATATTATCTTTTATACTTTCAAGTTTAGTTGCATAACTATTAAATACTTCACTAGCTCCTGCTAGATTTGGTGTTTTAAAATCCATTTTAATCTCTCCTTATGGCCCTGCAAATACATCAGAACTACCAGCTGCTACAGAAGTACAATCTTCCGTGCAACAAAAACTGCAGGAAAAAGAGAGCCTCGACTCCCAAATTGCTGAAAAACTTGCGATGTTAGATCAAGTCCAATCAGATCTAGATAATCAACCTCGCAGTAGTGGCAGTAATACTGGAATGGTTATTTTTGTATCTCTTCTTAGTGCATTAGTATTTATTCTTGTGGTTGTACTTGTATTCATATTAATGAATAAACCAAAACAACAGCCAGTACCACCATGGATGATGTACCCGCCGCGTCCCAAAAAAAAAGATGACAGCAACAACCGTGAAGCACCAAAGCCGGCGGTAGCTCCCCCCGCTCCGGAACCACAGCAAAGTATTGAAGATATTAGTGTGCTTCAAAGTGAAGTTAACGATATGAAACAGGCCGTTGTATCTATGAGTGTCGGGCAACCGCAAGCAGCTACAAAAATTGTAAAAGACTGGATTTTAGAAGAGGCTCCACCCGAACCTGAACCAGCACCAGAAGTTCCGGAAGAGGATGATGGTGGCAAGAAGAAAAAGAAGAAATAAGAGGCAAATATGATTTCGGATTATAACAGACTTTCTGGACTGCAAAAGGTAGCCATCCTTTTTTCTATCCTTGGAGAAAGCCTCGCTCTAAACCTTGTTAAAGATTTAGATAAAACAGAAATTCGTAAAATTCGAGCTGGTATGCGTGGTGTAGGAAATGTCGCTTTTGCTGTCAAAAAACAGGTTATGGAAGAGTTCTATTTTGCTTTTGTTAGTGAAAAATTCCAAGAAAGCGAAGAATCAGATGAGCCACAAAAGCCTTTTGCATTTCTTGATGAATTAACTGACGAGCAAATCTTTGCACTATTAAGTGCAGAAACACCGCGTGTTATTGCTATTTCTATCGCTCAGCTTTCCAGCGAAAAACGTATGATGGTATTAAACCGTATTGGTGAAGATGAAAAAGGACAGGTGCTTTTAAGCATTGGTAATTTAAATGATGTCCCACTCGAAGCCGTTGTTCAAATTGCAAATAAATTACATAAAAAATCAAAACAGCTTCCTAGGACTGTAGCTTTTTCTCGAGGGGGTGGTAAAGACTTGGCGGATATTCTCGGTTCAATGGATCCTGAAGAAGAAGAAATGTTCATGGCTAATCTTGAACAAGAAAATCCTATGCTAGCTGAAGAAGTAAGAAAGTATCGCATTACTTTTGAATCAATTTTTGAAATTTTCCCGGACAACCTACTGCGAGATCTCATGAATGCGGTTGACTTGGATTCCGTGGCTATGGCGCTCAAAGGAATGGATCAATCAAACACTGATAAAGTGATTAATGTGTTGCCTAAAAAGAAGCAGGCGATGTTTGAACCAGTAGAGGGCGCCGTTCCTAAAAGGGATGTTGATACAGCCCGGAAATCCATTGTTCAAGCGGCCAAACAAATGGAGCGTGATGGGGCCTTCAAACTTGAAGACCTTCTCGGTGGTGATACTGTAGAATAAATACGCTTCTAAAAATCGCTTAGCGTAAGCCCTTGCTTTCAATTTCTATTTATATTGTGCGAGGGCTTTGTTATTATTTTATGATCAATCGCGATATTTTATTGCCGCTTGGGCTGCGGCAAACCGTGCAATCGGCACCCGAAAGGGGGAACAGCTCACATAATCTAAACCATTTTGATGGCAGAATTCCACGCTAGCTGGATCGCCCCCATGCTCTCCGCAAATACCAATTTTTAAATTTTTTCTTACATTTCGCCCTTTTGTAACTGCCATCCTTATAAGTTCTCCAACTCCCGCTTTATCTAAGCTCTGGAAAGGGTCTTGCAAAAAAATATTTTGTTCCAAATATTCTGGTAAAAACCCGCCTATATCATCTCTGCTGAAACCATATGTTGTTTGGGTAAGATCATTTGTCCCAAAGCTAAAAAATTCAGTGTTTTTAGCAATTTCATCTGCTGTAAGACAGGCGCGCGGTAATTCAATCATTGTACCAACTATATAATGAAAAGATATCTGCTTTTCTTTCATAACAGCATCTGCAGTATTTCGTATAATTGTTTCTTGATTTTCAAATTCAGTATTCGTGCCGACCAGCGGAACCATTACTTCAGGCATTACATTTACCCCCTTAGCAATTAGATCTGCTGTTGCTTCAAATATAGCCCTAGCTTGCATTTCTGTTATTTCTGGGTATGCTATACCCAAACGACACCCTCGATGGCCTAACATCGGATTAAATTCATGTAAATTTGCTATTCTGTCTCTTATTTTTTGCTCTGATACATTTAATTCATTCGCAAGATCTTTAACTTGAAGATCATTTAATTGAATAAACTCATGTAATGGTGGATCAAGCAAACGGATTGTTACTGGTTTCCCGGCCATTGTATTAAGAATTCCATTAAAATCTTTTCTTTGATATGGTAATAATTCCATCAGTGCGGCGCGGCGTTCATGTTCTGATTCTGCTAAAATCATTTTACGCATGGTCATAATTCTTTTTGGATCAAAAAACATATGTTCAGTGCGACAAAGCCCAATTCCCTCTGCCCCAAATGCAATAGCCTGTTTTGAATCTTCTGGACTATCTGCATTAGTACGAACTTTTAACATTCTCACATTATCTGCCCAAGACATGAGTTCTTTGTATGCATCATTTGATTCAGGATCAGCCGGCTGAAGGGTGACCTGCCCCAAATAAACAACGCCCTTAGAGCCGTTCATAGAAACCCAATCCCCTTTTTTTATTACTCTATTATCGACTGTCATTTCTTGATTAACAAAGTTAATGTTTAAATCCGCACAGCCTACAATACAACACTTCCCCCATCCACGAGCTACCAGAGCAGCGTGGGATGTCATTCCACCTTTCGCAGTTAAAATAGCTTCTGCAACATGCATTCCATGAATATCTTCAGGAGATGTTTCTTCTCGAACCAATATCACTTTTTTCCCTTTTTTTGTCCAAGTTTCAGCATCATCTGGTGTAAATACCACCTGGCCTACACCACCGCCGGGTCCGGCAGGCAATCCTTTTGCTATTATTTGGGAAATTTTTTCTTCTTCTATATCCAATCTGGGGTGTAATAATTCATCAATTTGATTTGGCGATATGCGCATAATACTTTCTTCTTTTGAAATCAATTTCTCATTAACCATATCCACTGCAATCGTGATCGCCGCTCCTCCAGTCCGTTTTCCTGTACGTGTTTGCAGCATCCAAAGTTTTCCTTCTTCAATTGTAAATTCAATATCCTGCATATCTCGGTAATGCTGTTCTAGGTTTATTCGAATTGTATTGAGCTCTAAATAAATATCAGGTAGAAAACTGTCCAGTGATTCCAGGTGAGCAGACTCGGTTGTCTTTGTTGCTTCATTTAATGGTTGGGGGGTACGTGTTCCCGCTACCACATCTTCACCCTGTGCATTTTTTAGCCACTCACCATAAAACTGATTAGATCCTGTTGCGGGATTGCGAGTGAAAGCTACGCCTGTAGCCGAAAGATCTCCAGTATTACCGAAGACCATAGCTTGTACATTAACCGCAGTACCCCATTCACCTGGTATGTTTTCAATGCGCCGATAATTAATGGCCCTTTTCCCATTCCAACTTTGGAATACCGCTTTAATCCCGCCCCAAAGTTGCTCATAAGGATCATCTGGAAATTCACTTCCCAATACTTTCTTAACCCTTGATTTGAATTTTTCTGTTATTATTTTCCAGTCTTCTCCAGAAAGATCTATATCTGATTTATATTCTTTTTCTTTTTTATATAAATCAAGAATATGTTCAAGCTGGTGGCGAATCCCACGGCCTTCTTTTGGTTCCATCCCCGCCGACTTTTCCATTACAACATCAGCATACATCATAATGAGGCGCCTATATGAATCATATACAAATCTCAAATTATTGGTTTTAGCTATAATACCTGGAATTGTTTTTGAGGTTAACCCAATATTCAATACGGTTTCCATCATTCCTGGCATTGACATTCTCGCACCAGATCGTACTGATAACAATAATGGATCTTTTTCATCACCAAACTTTTTTTCCATTGCCTGTTCAACTTTTTTTATAGATGATTTTATTTGTTTATCTAGGTCTTGTGGAAAAGATTGTGCATTTTGATAATAATATGTACACACTTCGGTAGTAATCGTAAATCCAGCCGGAACGGGTATCCCTAAATTCGTCATTTCTGCAAGATTGGCCCCTTTACCTCCTAACAGGTTTTTCATATCTGCATTACCATCTGCTTTTTTATTACCAAAAAAATAAACTGACTTCATTATAGTATCTCCAAATATAGTATCGACAAAAATAGCGTCGAATTTACATTATCCTTTCTCTCTCAACATTTAATTTATAGAACG